CTGGGGCACGTCTCCGGAAGGTACTCGTCAGGTATACACGTTTACAGAAATTCTTACAGATGCAACTGTGCAGCAGTTCATCAATGATGAGATGGTTGACGAGTATCCCAACGCTCTTGGAATGGTCCCCATTGTGCACATTCCAAACGTCACTATTACGTCGTCCCCGTGGGGCCAGTCTGACATTTGGGACATAATTCAGTTAAATCGCGAACTCAATGAAAAGATGACAGAAATTTCTGACATCATCAATTACCACGCTGCCCCCGTCACCATCATCACGGGTGCAAAAGCCAGCCAATTAGAGCGTGGGCCCAAAAAAGTTTGGGCAGGTCTTCCCAAAGATGCACAGGTGTTCAACCTCGAGTCTCGCGGTGAGATGTCGGGTGCTCTTGAATACGTGCAAATGATTAAGCGATCAATGCATGAAATTACTGGTGTTCCAGAAACAGCACTAGGACAATTCCAGCCCGTATCAAATACAAGCGGTGTGGCTCTTGCCATCCAATACCAGCCGTTGATGAACCGTTATCAAATGAAAAAGACTCATTTTACAAACGGTCTTGAAAAACTTAATGAAATTATTATTCGCACGGCAGCAATTTTTGAACCACAGTTGCTTGTGTATGACCCAATGCAATCAGCCATGCCGGAGGCTGACCAACTTACACAGTTGGACCCCAACGATCCCAACACTTACAAAACTACAATTCATTGGCCAGACCCGCTTCCCGTTGACGCACTAATCAAACTTAATGAGGTGCAGTCAAAAATGGCTCTTGGCCTTGAATCAAAGAAGGGCGCGCTGAAAGCGCTGGGCGAGGAGTTCCCGAACGAGAAAATGATAGAAATCTTTGATGAACTTATGGATGACGCGATTGATCAAGGCGCCCTTGACCTTGTCCGCGCTCAAATTGGGCAAGCGGTTATGCTTGCCACAGGGCTATTGCCGGATGCGTCTGGCATGCAAACGACCTCTGCTGGAGGTGCTAATGTTAATACGGCGGGAAATCCCCAAGGTGGGGGTGTCCTTCCCGGCGCTGGGATTAATCCCATCGAAATGGATTTGATGAACAAAATTACTAGCAGGGCATACGGCGCGAGGTTCGCCCAACGTCGTGTTCCTGATGAAGATAAATAAACAGTACTTAAATCAAGTTAGTTATTCGCTTAACAACACATAGGAGTATTTATGGCAAAGCGAGAAGCAGAAGAAATTGTCGTCCCTGTTGAGGCAGTTGAAGCCTTCACGGACGAAGCGGCCCACGTGACGGGCACGAAACAGCGGGTCTTCACTGAAGACGAAGTGGAAAACATTCGTAAGCAGGAGAAAGACAAACTCTACCGGCGCATTGAGGAAGCGGATAAGCGCACCAAGGCGCTGGAAGAGCAGTTGGCTGTCCTTACCCGTGACCGTGAGGAAGCCATTAAGAAGGCTCAAGAAACCGCTCGGGCTGAGGAAGAGGCGCGCCGTAAGCGCGAGTTTGAGGAACTGAGCGCCAAGGAACTGCTATCCCGCAAGGAAGATGAGTTTAACGTCAAAATTCAGAACATTGATGCTGAATGGCAAAATCGTTTTGCTCAAATTGAGCAGGAGCGCCAAGCCCAACAAGCCCTTCTCGAGAAAGAGCGTGCGCTGCGCGACCTTGAGACATACCGCCAGCGCCGAATGCATGAGGAGCAGGAAAGCATTATTCCTGAATTGATTGATTTGGTTGCAGGAAACAATGCTGAAGAGGTTGATGCGTCTATTGAAATCCTTAAGAACCGTAGCGCTGCTATACTTTCTAGTGTTCAGCAGGCGACACAGCCGCGCGTCGTTAAAGGCGCTCCGGTGACTGCTCCGCCCGTTGGACCTATGGAAACCCAAACGGAATACCAAACGTTGAGTGCGGATGACATTCGCAACATGTCGATGGATCAGTATGTTAAGATGAGGGATAGGTTATTGAACTCTCGACCCACACGGGGTCGGTTCTAGAAAAAAATCCATCACATTTCGGAGGAATCTAAATGGCCCTTCCAGCCCCAGTAGGCGGTGCGATTACAGGCGCCGGACTCACGTCAGTGACGACGACCGGTTACTCAAGTGACGCAACCCTCTCTCCCGCAATTCAACAAATTTGGAGCAAGGAGATCTTGTTCCAAGCGATGCCTGTTCTGCGCTTTGAGCAGTTCGCAGTGAAGAAGACCGAACTTGGTGTCATGCCGGGTCTCACGATCAACTTTATGCGTTACACGAATCTTGGCGTGAACGAGTCTACCGGCGCGACCCTCACTGAAGGTGTTCGTCTTGAGCCGGTTGCTCTTTCGGCTTCGCAAATTCAGATCACCGTTGGTGAGCATGGGCAGGCCATTGCGGTCACTGAGTTGCTCCTCAACGCGGCGTTTGACGACGTGATGGCCTCGGCCTCGCGTCTGCTTGGTCGTCACATGGCGCAATCCATGGACATTCAAGCCCGCAACACGCTGTATCAGAACGCTGTTCCGTTTGCTGGTGGCGCCGCCGTTCCTCCGTCGGTGGTTTTTGGTCGCCTGACCAATGGTGCAACTCGTGGTTCAATTGCTCCGTACGAGTACAGCGCTGCTGGTAACGCTACTAACCCGGGCTATTTCTCGCCCGCAACCGTCAAGGATGCAGTTGAGATTTTGGCTGGACTAAACATTCCTCGTCTGGGCGACACTTACGTGTGCTTCGTTCACCCGTCGCAGAGCCGTGCGCTCCGTGACTGGCCGGAGTTCATTGAGGTCACCAAGTACGCTGCTCCGGGCAACTTCATGCTTGGTGAGATTGGCCGCTTGTATGACGTTGTTTTCATCGAGACAACGCAAGTCAAGCAGGGTGGCGGTCCCGCCGACATTGACAGCGGCTCGGCTGGCACGCAGGCTCCTGCCGCATCGTCGTACAGCGCCCTTATGATCGGTGACAACGCCTTCGGTCATGCCATTGCCCTCCCGGTCGAACTCCGTGACGGTGGTGTCATTGACTTCGGTCGTGAGCACGGTCTGGCTTGGTACGCGATTTGGGGCTTCGGCATGATTACCGCCGAGTCTCGTGTCGTTATCAACACCAAGGGTGGCGCAATCGGGGATTCCTGATATTGTTCTTAACGAAGAGGGTGGGGACAACCCCCACTCTCTTCGTTAGATCATTTATAAATAAGTAGGAGACAAAATGGCACGTAAAAAAGTAATTAAAGAATTTACAGAACAACCCGAAGCGCTCTACATTACGGATATTCCAGAGGCTGAAATTCTTGACTCTGAGATGAAGGACGGAAATGTTTCTGCCCGAGTTAAGGGCTCTTGGGTAATGTTTTGGGATACCAAATCGTACTCTTTTGTTGACGGTCAACGCTACAAACTTCCGCGTGAACTGTTCAACTATCTTAAGAGGTCAGGAAACATCTACGACACGCTCTGAGGTTTAAATGGCTGGATTTACTGTACCTAACGCAAACGCTGTTGGAACATCAATTCAAAGCCTTGATCAAGCGGAGCCGGACTCTCTAGACTTTTCCGTTCTTGGAAACCTCAAATATGGGGTATTAAACGGCTTTGACGCAACCATCAGCAACGTAGGTAACGGAAGTGCTACTGTTACCGCTGGTGAAGTAATTATTGACGGCGAATATGGTTACGTTACGGCAGCCACTGTTGCGCTTACTGCCCCAGCCGCAGACCCTAGATTTGATCTTATCGTTGCCCAAAAGGGCGGCGGAACTTTTGTGCTTAACACCGTGGTGGGTGCTAGTAGTGCCACAAACCCAGTATTTCCTACTCTGGCCAACACGCAAATTATTCTGTACGCTCTTTACAGAAAATCTGGAGAAACTTTAAACAACAACAGTGTTGTTGATAAACGTCGGTTTGTTTCCACAACAATTCGTAGCGGAACAAATACTCCTAACGGCGCACTAGGAGTAGATGGTGATTTGTACATCCGCACTAGCGTTACGCCCGCGGCGGGACAAGCATCCCTGTATGTCAAACAGGGCAACTCATGGCAAAACCTTGCAACGTACACCGGGCCAGAATTTGAAGAGCCGCTTAATTCATTCCTGTTGGTGGGGCTGTGACCAACGAATCAAACTTGCTTTCCCCGAGTGGCACTGCTGCAGACATTACTCGCGTACGTCGAGTGACCATTGCAAGATTTCGAGAACAGCAACCTGCTCTTGGACAAGAGCGACAAGACACTGTTCCCGGAGCGGGCTCAGGCGATCAACCGTAATACAGTAAACTGTAGTTATGGGACACTCTGTATTTGATTTAATTACAGTCGACAAGGTAACTGCAATTGCGCGTACCTTTCTTCGTGATTTTCCTAAATTCTTTCAAGTTTCTTTTAATGCGGTTGGTCGTACCTACGAATTGGGCCACCCCAACATTGATAAGGATAAGTTGTGGGTAGCCACTTACACCGTCGGCAATCCCACCCAAATCACTACAAACACAAGTGCCAGCACCTATTACTCACTAGATGACCGAAACGGGATTTTGCGGTTTAATGAATCATTTTCCGCAAACACGCAAATTCTAATTGAGGGCCAGTACTACGAATGGATTTTGCCCGCCGATCTTGAGTTTTATGCAACGCACTCAATTGAGCGACACATTTACAACCTTCCTATTGCCCTTGAAAACATGTCAAATATTGTCATTGACACTATTGGTATGGGAACGGTTGTTGAATCACTTTGGGGTTTGTTGACGGAATACAGTCGAGACATTGATGTGATGACTTCTGAATCCATTCACATTCCAGCAAGTCAGCGATTCCGAATGGTTCAAAGCCTTCTGGATTACTGGTCAAAGGCGTATGAGAAGCAAGCAAAGGCTCTTAACATTGGTCTTGATCGCATTGAGATTATGAATCTTCGTCGCGTTTCTCGAACCACTAATAGGCTTGTGCCGCTGTACAAAGCACGCGAACTTGGGGAATATGGGCCAATTGAACGTATTTTCCCAGAGGTTAGCGATGGAATTATTGGCATTGAAGAGCCGGAAGACGATCTGTTAGAGGACGTTTATGTAGACGTTCCTCCGGGTGTGGGAACTAATAGTGCTGCAATTTACGGGATTTAGTTTGTGGACCCTCGGAGAGAACTTGCCCTAATCCGCAAGAACTATAGGCAGTATCACCAAACGGTTGGCGAAACCATTACGTGGTTTGAATTTATCCCGGTTAAGGTCGGTGGAAGTTCACTAGACGACGTGTACGACGAAGGTTCTGTTGGGGGTGGCGGGAAAAAATATAAATCTGGAATTGTTATTCCTGTATTGATGGTGACTGAAACTGAAGATACAAAACGAGCAATTCCTGAAGGTCGTCAACCTGTTCAAGTTGTCAACGCTGTTGCGTCAATTCAAGACATGCGCGATGCCGGTGTTGCTGAACCGTATGAGTATCAGCGGCACCTAAATGACATGTTTTTGTATGATGCCCGCTACTTTGCTGTCAGTATGTACCGTGTTCGTGGTAGGGCCAGAGATGACGTGTTGGTCGTAATTGAAGGACTTGAGGTCTATATTGATCAAGAAATGGTCAATGATCCGGGGCCGCAAGCCATGGCAATTACTGATTATCCGTGGCCCGCATCACTACCCACTTCTTCCTGATAAACTAGCCACTGCGTGGTGCGCGCCACGCAATACAACGCCTAGAATCTGAGGAGTGCCTTGATGGCTAAAACTACGCCTGCACTTACGGGTTCTAAAACTATTGTTGAAGGTTTTCCAGCGCAGATTCAATACCTTAGCGAAGCCTTTCTAGGGTTTGAAGACATCTTGGCGGAGGCTGTTGTCCCAGCCGTCATTGCAGAAATTGACCGTATTCGTACCGCTCTTGTTGACAAAGAACCTCAATACGCAGAAATTGTTGAAGACGTAACTATTCTGTGGGATGGCAAAGAACGAGAGTTTAAGTATCGCATTAAAGGGCCCTCGGCTCAAAAGGCCCAAGAACTTGAATACGGCCCTCCTGCTAAGTCACTGCTGCGGCATGAGGTTATTGAATCTAATAAAACGCTAGGAAAAGCAATCAACAACAACCTTAACCAGTTGCTAGGCTTTGGGAAAACCTCGCTATGAAAACTGGGCTCATACTGGCGGAAGATGAGGCAATTAAGTTGCGCTTTTCTAATTGCTTCGTTGAGGATGACCGTAATGATCAACGCCCTGTAAAAGTATTCTTTCGATATCCCGAGGGGGAAACAGAACGAGAATACCCTTTTATTACTATTGAGTTAATTGATATTCTTCACGCAACTGATCGCCAACATTCTGATTTATATATCTATTCAGGCGGGGCTGGTGCTTGGGAAAATAATCCTGCACAATTTGATTATTGGCCCAGCGTAAGTGCCAGCGTGTCCGGCTCTTCCACGACATTTTTTAAAAAGACTATTGAGTTTATCCCTATTGACCTTATTTACCAAATCTCTACTTATTGCCGAAGTGCTCTTCACGATAGGCAACTTACCTCACGGCTACTAAGTCGAGTAATCCCGTTCCGCTTTAACTCCATCCGCATTGCTGCCGATGGCACTACGCGGAGGATGGACATGCTGGACTGGAC